CGAAGCATTGGAGCAAGTGGGGGGAATTGAATTCCTGTCCGAGATTAGTGAAAATGTGCCAACAAGTCATAACATTAGAAGCTATGCCAAGATAATCAAAGAGAAATCCAACCTTCGAAACCTTAACGAGATACTTTGGCAGGGAATGGAATCGATACACAGCAACCTACCCTTTGCCGAAATACTAGAAGATTTAGAAGCTAAGTTATTTGAGGCTGGCCAAGGCCAACTATCGGATTCAATATCAACAATAGACGACATTATCGTTGAATCCATGAGCCACCTTGACCAATTTGAAGAAGGTGTCGGATCATTTACCGGCGTTTCCACAGGGTTTACGGATTTAGACTTGTTGACCAACGGATTACAAAATGGCGAATTAACCGTAATAGCCGCCCGCCCATCAATGGGAAAAACGGCTTTAGCTCTTGATATTGCGACCAATGCGGCTTTAAATGATGGATTGCCAGTTGTCATATTCTCGATGGAAATGGGTAAGGTTGCTATTGGTACACGAATGATATGTTCAGAATCAGGTGTCAACATTCAGTTGCTTCGAAATGGCGATGCAGCCGAGGGTGATTTTATGGCATTGACAAAAGCCGCGGCTAAATTAAGCGAGTGCCGGATATTTATTGACGATTCGGGATTAATCAGCACGGGTGAAATATTGGCAAGGTGTCGGCGCCTAAAGTCAAAACACAATATCGGGCTTGTGGTAGTCGACTATTTGCAACTCTTAAAGGCTAGACGCGGAATCGAAAACAGGGAACAACAGATATCAGACATGAGCCGGTCTTTAAAACAGATAGCAAGGGACCTTAACGTGCCAGTAGTCTGTCTTTCACAGCTCAACAGGGGGGTGGAAAGCAGGGACAATAAAAGACCGCGTCTGTCTGATATACGAGAATCGGGAGCCGTTGAACAAGATGCTGACATGATTGCTTTTATTTATCGCGACGAATATTATAATGACCATACGGATTCACCCGGAATAGCCGAGGTAATCCTTGCAAAGAATCGAAACGGACCAACGGGAAAAGTGGAATTACATTTTAACATCGGGGTTGCCAGATTTGGTAACTTGGATAAGTTTAGAAAAAACGAACATTAGGAGGGTAATAAATGAAGTATTATAGTCAAACGGAAGCTATTAAAGGAATGCACAGAGTTAGAGGCGGCGTATATAGAAACTCAGATTCTTGGCCTGGGTGCAATAAAGGATATTTAAAATTTACTTATATCCTTGCCGAAACACACAGCGATTATGGCGAACTTATTCAAATGGCAGAAGAATTTGAGATGAAAATCAAATGGGTAAAACTAAAACAGTGGAAGGAAGGGTATTACGGTTTAAAAATGATAGTACCGTCAGAGCATATTGCAAAAGTAACTGAGGAAAGAGGCGGTCTTTATTATGATACAGGCGAAGAAATTTAGGAGCGCTGCATGATCTTCATAGGCATCGACCCCGGCGCGAATAAGGCTGCATTTGCATCATGCATTCAAAACGGTGGCAATATAAGGCGCACGGTTGTGGAATGCCCATTGCATAACTTAAAAGCCGAGCTAAAAAAAGAGATGGACGATTATGGATATTATCCGTTTCCCGGCGAAAAGATAATCGTCTTTATCGAACACATGAAAGGATATTGGCCGTTTGCCAGGGCGCACCAAAGCCACGTTAAGCAGATCAAAAAAATCATCAGAGAGCTTTGGCCGCGTAAGAATGAGATATACAGCATTGATCCTGAAGTATGGCAAGCAGGCATGATAAGCGGGCTCATAGGCGATACAAAGGTAAGATCAATGGCAAGGGCAAGGCTAGACGGGTTCAGCCCCCGGAGCCATAATGAGGCGGACGCAATTAACATCTTGAACTATGGAATCGCTAATTATTCGATGCTCAAAAGGGCGGTGGACTTTACGAAGATGATTATTAAAACGGCTAAAGGAGGGAAAGGGAAATGAAAAAGATAATTGGAAAAATAGCCACAGCAATAGCGACGGTAATCGGGGTAACTGTTTTTCTGATTTTTATAGGGACAGCCTTTGCGGCACTAATTCATTTTGTAATGCACCCGATTTGGGAGATAATATTCTCAATGTAGTTTTGGAGGTAAAATGAACAGCATTGACCGTGAAATTAAAGGGGCATTAATAGCCGTATCACACGGACAAAAACCAGTGGCAAGCGTGGCCCTATCTGTGGCTCAAATGGCAAAGGCCATACCAACACTCATAAAGCTTTTAAAATATGCTGATTTGTCTTCAGCAAAGTACATTTTTTTACTTGATGCAAAAAGCGGATGGTACAACCTCGAAATGTTTATTCATCCCCACCTGATACACGTTATCCTCTATCAGCACGACAGGGGCATTAAAAACGATTATGTGTATGAGTGGATTAACGGCAAGCTTTACGCCTATAGCGAGGCAGACATAGGAAAATACATTAAATCCAATATAGAAGAAGGGGATTAAATGAAAAATCTATCATGGTTAGATAAAACAGTATCGGTATTTGTCGGCATCGTCGTCATCATGTTTCTTTACAGCATGGTTTCGTGTGCGTCAAGATCACTCCAGGCAGATAAAGCCGATTACCCGAATTTGGTAGTAACGGGCAAATGGATATCGTTTATTGAATACGCGAAGTCGTTTTCATTGACGATTATAAAAGAGACTGAAACAGGCGGGTATATCTACAGACCCGTATATTGCAAAACGATTTATCACGAAGGCGTTTATATTTACGATAAAGTGAATGTCTGGAAAGATGACGAGCACGGTTGTTACCTGGAGGCGTTACGATGAAAAGAATAATAATAGCCTTGGAAACAGAAGAAGACAGCGACGGAATCGAAACACATAATTTATCTTTTATTGATGATCCGCGCAACAAGGTTAAAGGCCACTGGCAAAAGGAAATGCCGACAAAAGAGGGGTGGTATGTTGGCAGGGGAAAAGAAGACGGCGAGATTTTGCTTAGTTTTTGCACTAGGGTTTTTGAAACAAGGGAAAAAGGCGTATATGTATTTTACAGAGGGGATTGGTGTACATACGAAAAAGACCTTAAAAGATTAGGCATCGAAATCTATAGCACCCCTATCGACATGATGGAGGGCGAATGAAAAATGACCCAACGTATCGAATGCTAGGCTGGTATCTTGAACGGGCTACGACGCAAGGATGTCATTCAATCCCTATCGGCAAAGACATTGCCACGTCAAGGGAAGGAAAAAGCGGGGCGGCTATGGATACGGCCTTAGAGGTGGCTAGAATCTCCGTAGTGCTTCGAAAAGCTATTGAGGCTGGCAATCTACCCACCCACCTATGGCATTGCGCTATAGACGAATTTAACGGATCAAAGCAAAGTAATATCAAATCGGCAAGTCAAAGGGATGGGCACAATAAAACGACCAAGGAGGCTAAACGGGCTAACCAGTGGCTTTATCACCACTATGAGAATCGAAAACTAGCAATGACGATAATTCACAGCCTGTTTTTTGAGCATGGAATATTGACGGCGGAGTATTAAATAAAATAAATCTTGACAAGACTAAAGGAATATGCATAAATCGTGTATGATAACAAAAATGTAATTAACACTAAGGGGATGTATTATGTTTAACTTTGCAAAGATTGGACCTATCAAATATCCATTAACTGTTTCGGAAAACAATTTTTCTTCCGAAGATCACGTGGCCACTGTTAAATATAAAGTGCCACAGATAATCATTAGGCCAAACGAAAACGCCGACCTTGTAGCCGCTAGTGTGCTATACGCTACAATGCAAGCCATTTTTACACACGCGAATTACCATGACGATGCGGATGACGATGATAAAATATCTCTTATTGCAGATACGTTATTACAAACATTGACGGATTCGCCAGAACTTCTTGAATATCTGATGGAAACGCGAGACGGAAAACCAAAAGGAAAAAAAGCAAAAGGGTTTGATTCTTTATAATCGCTTTCCGTGTTGCCCAGCGCCCTCCAAAAAAAGCCTTTCCCCTAGCTGGGTATTCACGGAATTAATTAGCGCCCTTCGGTGGACAGCACGCCGTTTAGCTAATCGTTCTGTGAAATTGAGTCCGAGCATTAATTTTTAATTTAACAATTATTATCCTTACTATTTGTTCACGACTCGGACGCATGCTACTTTTTCTATACGCTTTTCGGAGCTTCAAAAGAGGCTCCACTTTTTTAAAACTGATTCAGGGAGGGTGACAAAATGAGCAAGTGGAGAAAAAAACCAGTTGTAATTGAAGCTTGGCAATGGCTTTTTTCTGATAAGCAAGAAGAAGAGCCGGAATGGATAACAGAAGCGGATGATATTTGGCCCAAACAAAATGGGATAAAGCACGAAATACCCAAAAAATTACCGCCCTTCATAAGAATAAAAACTCTTGAGGGTGAGCACATTGCTTCCGTGGGTGATTTTATCATCAAGGGCGTCAAGGGTGAAATATACGCTTGCAAGCCTGATATTTTCCACATGACCTATGACCCAGTAAAAGAAACCGTTTAAGGACGCATCAACAATGTCTTCAAATTCAATACAAAACAGAGATATTGATTGCTTGCGTCCTGATTTTAAAGATAATTTGATGAGGGCTTTGGCACTAGCCGGGGAAGCTGATCTTGACATGCTCGTTATTGAAACGTGCCGAACTAAAGAGCGCCAAGCTTGGCTGTATGCTAAAGGCAGAACGGCGCCGGGACCAAAGAGAACTTGGACGTTAAGTTCAAAGCATATTGATGGGATAGCCGCTGATTGTGTGCCCCTGGTTGACGGCAAGATTAATTGGAACCGAAAAGATTTATTCATGCAATGGGGCGAATGTGTAACGAAAGCCGGTTTAGTTTGGGGTGGCGATTTTCGGAAAACCTTTGACGGTCCTCACTGTGAAGCTAAACCGGCGGAAATTGGAGGGTGAATAAAAGGAAATATGCTATCGTCACAGATGACGGACGCGAAAAAAAGCGACTATTGGAGGTGGCAAAAACCCATGTATTCGAACCGGGCGAGCCTCCATTAACGCTAGACCCGTTTGAATCATTTTGCTATTGGGACAAGGAAATCAGACGACAATGCCCAACGAAGATTACCGGGTTTTTAAACATCATGTGTTCCCAAGTATAATCAAGGATTAAGGACAATGACCAAGGGCAAGCTTGCGAATAAGCAATACGAAGCCTTTTGTCAGGAAATTGCCAAGGGCGTTAATCAAACACAAGCCGCTATCAAGGCAAAATACTCACCAAAAACGGCTGGAGTTAAGGGGTCTCAGCTATTAACAATAATTAAGGTGCAGGCCCGAATTGAGGAGCTAGCCGGAAAAGCCGAAAAACGCAACGAAATCAGCATTGATAAAACCGTAAAAAAGATCAAGGCGATTGCCTATAAAGCTCCAGAAGGAAACGAATCAATATTGAAGGCCCTCGAAATGCTTATGCAGTATCACGAAAAAGCAGGGCACTTTAAAGACATTGACGATGATAAAAAGCCAGATACTAAAATAGAGCTAGAGATAAACCGCAATTATGAAGCTTAAATACAGTCTCGGAAAATCGCAGGAATGGTTTTACTTTTCGGAGGCATATGCATCTTTGTTTATCGGTGGCGTTGGTTCTGGCAAAACATATATCGGGGCAAGAAAAGCCCTTCGAAAGGCGATTGACAATCCTAAGACCCTCGGATTAATCGCAGCAAATACCAACTCTCAATTAGTACAGTCTACCCTTGTTGAGTTTTGGAAGGCCCTTTCAGAGATAAATTTCGTTGAGGGCATTGATTATGTGGTCAATAAGCAGCCGCCTCCAGAGTGGGGGATTGAAAGCCGATTTAAGAGAAGCCATAATGGAATAATCACACTTCGAAACGGCGCTCAAATAGTGACAAGAGCGCTCTACAACTGGATTCCACTGTTAGGCCTTACGATAGGGTGGGCATGGCTAGATGAGGCCAGAGACACGGCGGATATAGCTTTCAGGATGGGAATTGTAGACCGTCTCAGGTGTGGCAATTCACACAAGCACCAAGTGTTTATCACCACCACGCCAAACGGATTCGACTGGCTATATGATTATTTCGAAGCAGAACCAAACAAGCCCGGAAAAGAACACCTAAAAGAGAAAAGACAGTATCAAGTTGCCACTACAGCCGACAATGTAATCAACATCGGACAGGGCTATATTGACAACATTACCGATACTATTGACGAGCGCCTTGCCAAGCAGCAACTAGAAGGCCTCTGGATAGATGTATTCAGCGGCAAGGCTTATTATGCCTTTGACCGAAAGATACATGTAACCGAAGAGGAAATGAAGATCGATAGGGCGCGTCCTGTCATGCTGTGTTGCGACTTTAACGTAAGCCCTATGGCGTGGATGGTTGCACAAATTAAACGCTATTCGGGTGATTCTGTATTTCAAGACGAGGTAATCTGCTTCATTGACGAGATCGAAGTTGACAATACAACCACTCAGGAATGCGTAACCGAATACCTTTCCCGATATGAAGAGTATGGATTTCGAAACGAAAAGGAATTAGCCGATAGCACTATAGTGTACGGGGACGCGGCTGGCAAGGCTAGAAGCACAACAGGCAGCGCCGCTACCAGGTCTGATTACGAAATAATGAAATCAAGAGGACTGGATAATCAGGTTATTCCAAGCGCAAACCCATTACAGGTAAACAGAGTTGCTGCGGTTAATGCTAAGCTGAAAAATGCAAATGGCAAAATAGGCACCTTGATAAATAAATGCTGTACTGGATACACGGTTGACAGTGAAAGAGTTGCTTTCAAAAAAGGAACACGACAGCTTGACAAGTCAGATCCGGCAAGAACACACTTCACCGATGCCGGCGGTTATTGCATTCATAGGCTTTGGCCGGTTGACCGTGGCAAGTTTAAGTCGGTAAATACGGCGGGGTATTAGGTGCGACTTTTAAGTACATGGGGGCCAAAAAAAGAAAAGGTCTTAGTCGTTCGCCATGTTGACGGAAAAGTTGAAAGAATTGGCAATATCAAACAGGTTATCTATAAAGGCGACGGCTTTTTCATTAAGTGCAAGGGCGGCTCGTTTCATTATTTCAACACGGTGAATATATTAGCAATGCAGTTTGACAAGCCAAAGACTATTAAGGTCATTCCAACGCAAGGATACTAATTCAGTTTGCAGGGCTAGGGCTTAAAAATATAGCTCCTTTTGGCGGATAAAAAAAATATCTCCCTAGTCTCTGCAATTCAAAATATACAAAATTACCCAAAAATATTAGGTTTAAAATGGCAGACAGAGCTGAGTTGCTAAAGAAATATAGGGACTATTATGACAATGATATTCCCGCTATTCACCAAGGCTTTTTGTCAAGATTCAAAGATACGGATGTAGTCACGGCATTACCGCTACAACAATTTGTAAGCCAGAACCATATCCAACCCGCCCTTGATAAGCGATGCTCGTTTATCCCTGTTGACGGTGTTACTATTTCAGTTGAGGATAAAGAGGGTAAGCCTTTAGAAGACCTTGATAAGTGGCTCCGTGACTGGCTGGAAGGTCCAAACTTCGAAGATGACATTGACTTTTTCGGATATATGCTTGAAGTAGTCGAGAATAACGAAAAAGACGGTGAAGTAGCCAACAAGATGATATTGGTTGACGCCATTCCGAAAGTTCGCAGAATGGACGATATCAATCTCAAGATAGCCACCAATCCCGAAAACGTATACGAGACAACTGGATATTCCACAACATGGGTACAAGAACAGGTTGACCTTGAAGGTAACACTTCTGATGTTGACGTAACAGAGACCATTGATGGCGCCGGGTACATAATGAAAACGGGCGATAACGTCGTAACCGATTCGCACTCATTTGGATTTATCCCAGTTGTCTTAATCAAAAGGAAATCGCAAAAAGATTCTCCATACGGCGTTTCAGGCATAGCCGATTTGATGGAACCACAGGATAACGTCAATCGAGAGGCAACGAATATAGCAAGGGCGAATAAATACGGGCCGTGGGGACTGTATGCACTAAAAGACCCAAATGCGGCTTTACCAGATGGACCCATAACCCTCGCCCCTGGTTCGCTGGTAGCTGCACCTATCGAAAAGGTTTCAGGCGACGGCGCAAGTAATGAGCTTTTTCAAGAACGCAATGAAGAGGTTGACCATTTATACGAAGCGGCTGGGTTAAGCCGAGATTCTGCAAACGATATAGCATCGGCTTCGAATGGGTCCGGTAAAGCTCAAATAGTTTTAAACTCAAATGGAAAACGATACGTCAAAAAGCAGTTACCTCGTTACAAGAAGATGATTAAGTTGATATGCGAGTACGCCATGAAAATGGCTAACAAATGGCCTTCAGGCGACAATATCGTTATCGTTGCCACGTTTCCAAGCTTAGACCAAGAGGACCGGGCCGTTGTCATATCGGAAGCAACCTTAATGCTCACCATGGGGTTTGAGGTAGAGGGATTTAAGGCACTTGGCAAAACCGAAGACGAAGCAAAGACAATAATCAGGCTCCAAAGAGATGAACAGGTTTCTAATCCAGACCCGATAGGGCCTTTGGACGATAACGGACAGCCGATAAAGAAAACAGAAGAAGGGGAAGGTAAAAATGAAAGCAACGAAGAACAGAAAACCAACCAACTTTGAAATATGGCTATCTGAAACGGCTTTTGTAATAGCTATCGCAAGGGCGATGTCAATATTTAGGAATACCTGGAGACAATACAAGGCTGAAAAGCGGGCTGTTAAAGCAGCAAACAAGGCAATAAGAAGACACAACAGGGCGGCAAGAAGAAACAGGGCCAATGGCACTAACCCCTAAACAAATACGCGAATTCTCGAAATCTAAACGAGCATGGGGCCGTTATCGGGACTTACTCGAAAAGAGCTATGACCGAAGCATTAACCCCAAGCTGATAACGTTTTTACGAGATTCGCAATCGACAACAAGGAAGCAATTTCTCAATAGACTTGACGGATTCATTAAAGAGCAAAGGGCGGTTATTCAAACAGCCTTAAATGCTCCGACAGGCGACGCAATAGAGTCATTGATTGATGCACAGCTTGATAGCGTGGCGATTAACCAGCCACGGATAGCAACTGAATTTGCTGGAACCATTGATTCTATCTCAGCCAACATAATTGCAAATACCGAAACGGATATAGGCAACGGCATATTAAAGGGCCTTGACCTTACCGATGCAAAATTAAAATTAAAGCTCAAAGACGCGGACAGGCTAATCCGTCTTGGCGAAATAGAAGGCTCTGGAATTGAAGAAGTAGTCAGAGACATAAAGCAAAACGTAATCGGGTTAAAGCCGTATCAAAGGACAGGCGGGGCCGTAAACTCAATCAGGACCGAAGTACGGACCGCAATGGGTAATCTCAATTATGACATCATGTCTGATTTCGGACGACGTACCGATGGCATAATCGGAGAAAAGATACAAAGAGGACCGGGGCCGTGTGACCAAAATATTTGTGGCGTTTTAGGCGTACCTCCAAACGGAAGTGCTTACTTCATTTACGGCAAGAACGACCCGCCTCAGTTGCTACTTCATTACAATAGCTTTGCGGCGGTTATCGGATATATCTTTGATGATGATCCCGAAGGAATAGCCAAGGCTGGAAAATGGAAACCACAGCCGGGATATAAAGGCGCTTACGCTAAATACAAAGAGTCTAGGGTGGTAGGACGTGACTACATGGCTGAAAACTCAGCAAGGCTTTTAAAGCTAAATAAATCACATACCGGCAAAGTACCGGATATGGGAGAACTGATTTGAAAACAGCCGGTCATATGCAACGGCTAAACATTAACCCATTCGGGAAACTCACAAGAGGTAACTGAAAGGAAAGAAACAATGACAGGCCCTATTATTGATCCATTGGAGCCGGGACAAGAACCAAAGACCCCCGAACCTAAAGTTTACACAAGCCTGGAAGAGTATTACGCAGATTTTCCAGACCTCAAAAGCTTACATGAAACAGACAAGCAGAGCGAAGCTGACAGGCGGGTGAACCAAGCTAAAGAAAAGTGGGATTTGGAAAACAAGAAACCGGAACCTATTAAGGAACCAAAACCAGGCGACAAGGCAAAGCCCTTGACAGCGGATGACGTTGCTCAAATCGTAGCAGACGCTACTGCAGCCAAAGAACAGGCAAGCCAAGAAGAAAACACCGTTAAAGGCGAATTCGAAAAGATAGGGCTTGGCGAAATGTACAAGGCTGGAATGACTACTGTAGATTTGGCAAAGGCTGTTGGTGAAAACATTGATAAGGTTATCGCAGCGAAGAACAAAGGGTTTGACAGCCAACCGCCAAAAGTCGGAGACGATAAGCCCAGACCTTTGAGCGACTTTGAACAACAGGCATCAGAGGGGCTAGGCGTTAATGCCGAAACGTGGCAGAAACGCAAAAATGAAACGCCCCCTTTGGCCGAAGTGCCAGACCGAAAACCAAAACAATAAATAAGGAAAGTAAATTATGCCTAATTTAGGTTTCAGATTTGAATATTACATCGGGGGAACCACAACCCCTCAGTTGTCAATGGATATCCCAATGGTGGACGCGTTGTCTATGGACGCCGGGGATATGGCAGAAATAACAACCGGTGAAGTTGATTACGGCGCAACTAACTCGACTACGCTTTATGGCGTATGCGCTGAAACAGTTGACAACGCCGCCGATGGTGAAACCATGAGGCTAATCATCGCGAAGAACGCCGTTTTCTCTGTTGAGGATTCAAGTGCCAGGGTCACAGGTGAAGCCCTTGACATCAATGGAACATACGACGGAGTGACAACCAATTCCAATTCCGATGTCATGGTAGTTAAGCCGAGTAGCACCTCACAAAGAACATTTGTAATGGTACTTCCGGGTAGTTTGTTAAGCGCAAACGCAACCTAAAATATGCCAGTTTAACGAAACCAAAAATTATAATTAAAGGAAAAATATAATGGCGAAAGCAATGATTCCAGCAAACTGGCCTTATTCTTTAGAGCCTGGATTGCGCGAAGTTTTCTACACCGGTATGCGCGAAAAGCCGATGGTGTATAGCGAGATTTTTAAAGTGTTGACATCAGGGCAAGCAGTTGAGAGAGACTTGGCTTTGTCCGGGTTGGGTATTTGGGGCGCGGTACCTGATGGTACACCGATTACTAAAGACGAAATGGAAGAAATCGCCAGAGTTGCGTATACCCACGTAACGTACAAGAAATCTTTCGCAGTGACCAAAGATATGATTGAAGACGAGCTTTATGGGTCGATTAACGAGGGTATTACTTTGCTGGGGCGTGGTGCTCGCGCAAGGATCGAAACCGAAGCGGCTGACGTATTTAACAACGCCTTTGCCGGTGGTGGCGCAATGCCAGACGGTGGCCAACTGTGTGCAGACGCTAGAGCCTTGGTAAACTCAACCGATACTAATGACAACCGGGGAACAGCCGCCCTTTCGTATGATTCCTTACAGGCGCGCATTACAGTTATGAACGGACAGCTTGACGACGGTGGAATTATGATAAATGCACAGCCTGATACCTTGGTAGTTCCGTCTGCGCTAGGATGGACTGCAATGGACCTGCTTAAGACGACTTCGGGCGCTCCAGAAACAGCGGAGAATAGCTACAACGTCTTTAACGGCTACGGCATGAAGCTTATTATTTGGCCGTATCTGACAGACGCGAATAACTGGTTCTTGATTGATTCCAAGCTTGCCAGACTAAAGTTTTATGATCGTGTTCCGGTGGCTTTTGAAATCGACCAAATCAATGGAACGTCTTCGGCTGAATACATGGGGCGTATGCGTTTCAGCGTTGGCGCTTCTGACTACAGAGGAATTGACGGCTCTATAGTTACTTAGTTTAGAAAACATTCGGGGGGCTTCGGCCCCCCTGGAGGACTTATGACAATCTTCACAAGGATTGAAAAATCATCGAAGAAAAAGCCGAGCATGATGAGCATTGAGTTTGCTAAGAAGAAAAAGCCGGTTGAAAAGCCTAAGAAAAAAGTTGTGAAAAAAGCAGAAGCTAAGGAGTAGCAATGAGACTTCGTAACAAGCTCTTAACGGCTATCGTTCTGGTTATCGTGATTTGTTCGGTTGCGTATGCAAACATAGATCAACTGATAAGTAGAGCGGTAACTATTACCAATACAACCGCTGTGACTGCGACGGAAAAAGCCGTGGTGATTCCGGCTGGCACTAAGCGAGCGTTTATTAAATGCCGTGATGCAACCGTAAGCTGGAAATATGCATTTATATCCACCAATACGGCAACCATATATGTAACCGTTCCGGCTGGCGGGTCATGGTCTGAGACAAGCTTAAATCTTGATCCCGAAGACGGATTGACCATCTATGTTTTACAGGCAAGCGGCGGCTCCCTCGTTTTTGAGGGTGAGTTTTGGAAGTAGGTAAAAATGGCTGTAGAAAATCCGACCTATACCGATGCCAAGGCCGTTGCGGCAATGGCAGCAAAAGCCAACGACAATCCGCTTAACCACGATAGGTATACCAGCGCCGAAGCCACAGCCGCCGCTACTGATGCAGACTGGTTAAGACCTCCGATAGCAGATTTTTATGATCCAACCGGTGGACTTCCGGCGGGTCCAGCGGTGGGGGATAGATACATATCAGAAGCGACTGCAAATGGCTGGACCGAAGATTATGTTTACGAATGGGATGGTGACTCATGGGTTGAAGACGTTCCCGAAGAAGGCTGGACCATATGGAACCTTCTGGAACTTATTTACTATGTATTCTTTAGCGGCGGATGGATGCCCCTCCCTAGTGAGCACCACGCGACTCATGAGACGGGCGGCGACGATGAAGTCGTAAAGAAGGTTACAGACGTAACAGCCGATACGTATGATCTTGCCGTTGATGACGACATTCTTCATGTTACAAGAACATCTGCCGGAACTTGTGCGATTGATCTTAAAACAGCGCAGACGATTTCGGGACGAATCATAACAGTGAAAGATGCCGCCGGTAACGCCTCAAATTTTAATATCACGATTTCAACCGAAGGCGCCCAAGCGATTGACGGGCAAGATACGGCGGTTATGTCAGGCGACTTTGACGCAATCGGCCTTTATTGCGATGGCTCTAATTGGTTTATTTTTTAAGGATTTGACATGGCTTATTTAAATAACGCGGCTCATTATGCCAGCCATTACATAAGAAGATAAGATAATTTTAAAATAAAGGATTACCGGAATGAAAACTCGCAACATTATTATCTTGGCAATTTGCTTTTTGCTTATTGCGTCCTTTGCCGTAAGTCAGACTAGGTACCCGCACGGGTTTACCGGGGGCGGCACTAACACCTTTGAAGACGTTGTTGTCACGGGTACTTATGTTTTGACCGGCTTGTTTACTGCAAATGGTGGAATTTTAGTACCCGATGACACCGATATTTCGCTTGGCGATGCTTCCGATGTAACGCTGGCTTACGATGAGGCTGGAACTGACAGGCTAATTTTGACTACAGTAGCCGCCGGTGGACTGAACCTTTTAAACGGAAATATTTTTATAGGTCCGGGTGTGCCAGTAGCTGCGCTTGACGGGCTGGACCTTTATGTAGGTGACACTAGCGAGTTTACAGGGCATGTATATACAAAGGCTAATGTGTACCTTGTTGACGACGCCTTGTTGGCATTCGGAGCCACAAACGATGCTTATTTTTGGTATGATGAAACAACCGATGATCTGCTTAAATTGACCATCGCAAGTGCAACCGGCGGGCTGATGCTGGAAACCGGGAATCTATTTCTAGGCGCGTCAACGCCCGGACAAACAATAGACGGAAACGATGCTTTTATATCTGGTCTTGTTGAAATTGACGGCGTTCTTTATGCCGACGGCGGCGCATTAATTCCAGACGATATAAACTTATGCTTTGGAGATGGTCCAGACTCATGCATTTATTACGACGAAGCCGGGGATGATGAAATTGTAATTAACGGCGCGGATTGGGCATTTAATGGGAGCCTGAGCACGGGTGGCGATATCTATATCGAAGACGATAACGCTTTGACTCTTGGCGACAATGACGACATTACGCTGAAATATGACGAAAACGGAACCGACCAGGGGCGCTTTGGCGGCACGGCTGGCTTGATCTTTGAAAACGCCTGTGAGTTTGACAGCGCACTGGACATTAATGCAGACGTGGACATTGACGGCAACTTTGATGTGGAAGCAACCACGGCGGGTGGTGCATCGATTGGGCCAATGATTAAATTCACAGCTCAATCGGGTCAAACTTACACAGGAGGCACAACCGCCGGATTAAGAGTCAAGCTGTACGACGAAGACAATTCCGTTGTGCATTCAGGCGGCGAACATGCAGGCGTTTATGCCAACGTGAAGCTGTTGTCTGCAATGACCGACGGTGGCAAGTCAATGATTTACTCCGGTCACAATTATGGGACGGGTGGCGATTTTCAAGCCCTGGATTATGGCATGGTACTTTATGGCGACATCATTTCGGGATTCCATCTTACCGGCGGGTCAAGCACAAACGGAATTGACTTTTCAGATCAAACAATTACCGGGTTTGACTTTTTAATGAGTAACGGAGAGAGCATTGATAACTTCACAGATGGCACGGTTTCTGTTACGGGCGGCTTTACAGCATCAGGCATAATCACCCCAACAACTGGAATAGCTAATCCAGACGACCAAACTACTTGCTATGGAGACGGAGACGATTCTTGTGTCCAATTCGATAGCGCAGAGGGCGAAGTTACAATTGACGGCGTAGGGTGGGCGTTTGTTGGCTTTTTAAGTACCGAAGCAGATATCTATATTGAAGATGACATGGGACTGGTATTAGGCGACAATGACGACATTACGCTGAAATATGACGAAAACGGAACCGACCAGGGGCGCTTTGGCGGCACGGCTGGCTTGATCTTTGAAAACGCCTGTGAGTTTGACAAGGTCGTGACGGTTGCCAAGGGCGTACAGCCGGGTGTAGTTACAGCCGACCCTTGTGGAGACACTATCGGATACCCAACAGGATCAATGTTCTACAACGGGACGAGCAACTATTTTTGCTACTGCAACGGATCGAATGATGTGAAAATGTCTGATGATTCCACGGCCTGCTTTGCTGAATAAAGAGGTGACTAAATGGCTACACTTGCAGTGCTGGAGGCCGCTAGAGACGCGGCTATTGCTGAATTAGCAGCTATTTCCACAGCTCCAGATACCGATGGCTCCGATATCCGCTCTGAAAATGAGCAAAAAGCGGCACGGCTTACAAAGGCGATTGATGTATTTACTCGACAGATAAATGGACTATCTACCAAGGCCGTCAAGGTTGTTGGAATTGATGTCTAATGGCGAGTAAAATAAAAGGCCTTGAAAAGCTTGGGCGTGATCTAGCATCGCTGGCTAGGCTTATGAGCAAAAAGGCAAACAGGGGCCTTTTTAAAGCCGGCGTTCTGATTATGGAGGCTGGAAAGAGTAGCAAATATTGGACTATTCAGGCTGTTAAAAGCAAGAAGGGTCCACCTATACCAACTCCCGAAAAGCCAAAGCCTACACAAAGAACAGGTAACGCAAGACGCATGATAGGACCGCCCAAAAAAGTTGGGCTAGGGCGCGTCGTGATACCTGCTAGGGCCAAGTACAGCAAGTTCTTAGAGGAAGGTGGATATCTGTTTATGACTCCAGCACTAGAAGACAATCAGGATAAAATAAATAAGATGGTAGGCACAACGATATTTTCAGCAATTAAGACCGATGGATGGAAGGTTGACTAATGGCAGCTAATCTAGTTGAACGCCAAATCAAAGATGCGCTAAAGGCTGCATTTGCTTTGAAGGTGACAGATACCACCTTTGCAGCCGTATCTTTTACGGGTCGTGATAGTGAAGTTAACAGACGCGCCATACCTTCTAATCTTGGCGATGCTTATTTGACTGTCGGTTTCTTTGATGCAAAGAGTGTGCAATCCGGTGGACCTGGTTATCGAAGCAGAACATTAGAGGTTTCAATTATGATTGAAACAAAGGTTGCCGGAACCAATGACACTTATTCGACCAATGATTTAGAAACAGCTTTGGATGATGCCGAGCTTGACGCGAACAATGTAATCATGGACAAGGCGGCGGCTTGGTGGACAACCGTTGGTGAAATGGCAGAACCGGGCGAATCATGGAAAGAAACAAGTGACAGCTTTAACGGTCCAGACGGATGGACCCTGTTGAGATATACAATCCACTATGACCTTAAATGCGGGGACTTGGAAACCGCCTTTTAAAAATAATTACCTAAGGAAAAAATTATGACACAAGGATTAGGGCTTTACACCCACAACTATGCGTCGGCGGACCAAGACGACATTTCGACTCCAAAAGCACACGCCGGAACTGATGCGATTAAGCTAACCAGCAAGATTGTATTTGCAGAAGCGGCAAACATCACACCCCGCGACGATTATCACCCAGACACAAGGGATAATTTAGAAGCGGATCAAGGCAATAAAGAGTGTAGTTGGACTGCCGAATCTTATCTGCTTTCGAGTGGCACCCAAGGCACGGCTCCAGACATCGCAAGCATTTTGACCACGGCTTTTAGTGCATCGACAAATGCAGCTTCCGAGGTGACAGCCGATGCGACGACAACGACTACCCTTAAAATGGATGCTGATAATCTCCCAACTGGAGCTATTGGCAAAATCGCCATTGAAAGCGCGTCTGACAGCGGGGTAGTTAGCGAAAACCGATACTTCAGAGTTGCAAGCAATACTGGAGGGGCATTGGTAATTGATCCACCTTTTGCAAATGCTCCTAAAGAAAACGACACTGTTTCGGCCACAACCCAATACAATACAGCGTTGCAAGATACGAGTTATATCTCGCTGCATTCAAGTGATAATGTATTGGGCGAAATGGGATTAGGCTCTAAGCTTTCCAAGCTTGATATTAGCGTCACCCAGGGCGAAGCTGGAATGGTTACAATGGAGGGGCTTTGCAGGGACGTTGTTAACTCAGTCCACACAACCCTATCCGCCGGGATTGATGATTCTACCACAACCGTCCCCGTTAATGCTTCGGGTAACGAAGTGGGCGCAATATTGCTGTGTGGAACGGAGCAAATGCTGGTTACTGTTGTTGATGCAACAGGCCTAAGCCTGACCGTTGAACGAGATTATGATGGAACCGTTGCAGCGGCTCACTTAATCAGCGTAGCAATCGGACCTTACGAGCCGGACGAGACCACGGCGGGAAGTCGAATCATGAGCTTGTGCGGTGGCGTTTGGATAAATGACGTTCAATATAAAACCGAATCAGTAGCAATTTCAGACGACGAAAAAGCAGTTGCGCGTTTTGAATTTGGCGACGGCGGTACGGGAAACTGTCAATTAGCAGCCGGGATCGATTTCCCAGAGAACAGAGAGCTTTCATTTGAAACCGTAATTTATGTCAAGACCACAAACGAAATAGCCGACTTGAAAGCAAAGGCCTCAGCGGGCACTGCGGTCAAGGTCTTCGTTCAAGTAGGCACAACCGACGGACGCGGGGCGGCATTCAGTATGCCAGCTGTCAAGTTCGAACCGTTCACCGTACCGGACAATAAAGCCGATAAAATCAAAGTGACATTGACAAGCGCAGCCGTTTTAGGAACCAGTGGCGAAGACGCATTTGTATTTGCATTTTAAGGAGACACAATGGCAATCGTAATCGCCAACAGAGACATTAACCGCAAAGGCCCGGTCAAGGCAGGGCAACCCATCGAGATTCCAGACGCAGAACTGAAAGCGTATCTTGCCGACGGATTCACCTTGCCTGAAAAACCTAAACGAAAAGTAAAACCGAAAGTGGAAAAAGAAGAGAAATAGCTTTAAACCAAAAGGAGCAAGAATGTTTGTCGTAAAAAGAACATTTAATTATATCTTAAAAGATGATCGGGATAGTGATAATCCTACTATCTTTAAAATGAAACTGCTTACGAAGCTTGGACTAGAAGAGCTTTCGGTTAAATTAAAAAAGATAAGTAAAATTACCGACCCAAAAAAAGCCACCGTGGAAAACAGAAAACTATTTTGTGAAAATGTTATATCAGTTTCCGGCATTGAAGACGAAGGCAAACAGCGCCAAATAGAGCCAGGGGAATTTTTTGATCTAGTTTCTTTTGCCGTTGCTGATGACGTGCTGTTTAGCGTTTTGCGCCGTGACGAAGACGAAGCAAAAAACTGAAAAAGGCCACCGCAATAATGGTAAGTTGCGGGTGGTCTTGCTTTGAAATAGATTCCTTTTCAGGGTTGCCGTGTAATAAAAGCGATGAAATGAAAGAGGTTAGGAATTGCGACGGCAAAGGAGAAGAAATAATAATAGCCGGTTGGGCCTTTGATCGTTGCCCTATTCAATGGCTAGCGTTACATCAAGGTGAAAAAGAACTGTTTGACTTGTGGCTGTCTTGTACCGGTGGCGTTTATAGCCAACTAATAGCAGGGCTTGACAGGGCCGTATATGCTACAGTTCCTTTTATCCACCTACCTTATTCAGGGTCAATACTAGACCAACCAGACCGAACGCTATCAGCATTTAAAATTATATCATCCGAGTCTGTGAGAGTTGCTAACGACTCAGTAAAATAATAGAGGTTTTTCAATGGCACAAAAGGGCAAAATTACCATCGTCCTTGACTTGGTTTCAAAAGGGCTAAGAAAAGGTATTGACGGGTCAAAGAAGTCCATTGCGTCTTTAAAAAGCGGGTTTAGGTCTCTTGGCAAGGCTATCGTTTATGTTACCGGCGTAATAGTTCTTTTTACCGCCGCAAGCTTAAAGCAGGGAGCGGCCTTAAAAAGCACCTTGACAATGGTAACGGCTACCGACGCGGAGATACAAAAGCTCGGTAACGATATGCTCAAAACGGCAAGGGAGATGTCAGGCAAGCTAAACCTTTCAGCAAGCTCTATCTTGACCGGCTACTATCAGGTTTTGTCAACTGGAGCAAAAGCAGGGTCAAAAGAATTTGATAAGTTTGCCGATACGGCATTTAAACTTGCAAAGGTTGGGGATACCTTACCAACTGACACAGTAGAAAATCTTGCCGACGTTACCGACGCGCTAGGATTTTCACTTTCCGAAGCAGACAAAGTAGCAGACCGTTTCTTTGTTACTACCAAGCTAGTCAAAACCAATCTCCAGCAATTCACAGAAGCAGCTAAAAAAGCCGGTCCGGTTATGCGTGCATTCAATGTGCAAGTTGACGAAGGGCTTGCCTTCCTTGCTGCATTTGCCGATAAGAGCTTAAAGGGTTCAGAGGGTGGTAGGGCATTTAGACAGGTTGTTTCTCGCTTAGCCGCCCCGGTTGACGAAGCAGGAAAACTGCTTGAAAAAATGGGCGTAAGCGCCTTTGACGATGTCGGCAAAATGCGCTCAATGATTGACGTGGTTGCGGACCTGAGAGTGGCGCTTGGCAAAATGACAGACAAGCAAAGGGTGGCAAACTTAAAGATAATCGCGGGCGAAGAGGGGGTTGTGGCATTAAGCGCAATCCTTCAAACCAGCACCGGGAGATTACGGGAACTGGAATCAGCAATGGGTGGCGCGGGTGGCGCACTAGAAGATGCGCTAGACACTAAACTAAGTTCGGGACTTGAAAAGCTCGGAATGCTGAAACAGGAAATTATTAATACGTCTGCCGAAATTGGAGACGAATTAGTTCCAACACTGGTTGACCTTGCTCAAACCTTTGCAGCATTTTTATCAGAAAACAAAAGTACTGTTCTGTCATGGTCCAGAGCCGTTGTAACCGCAATCGAAAATGTAACCTTGTCGGTTAATGCGCTGTTGTCAAAGCTTGATGAAGTCATAGAAAAAGGGTTAAGGGTAGCAGGGCTAAATCTTGCTCCGAAAGGCGAAAACAAAGAACTGCAAAGAAACGCCGCCGCTATAACTGACATGAAAGAAAAGATAATAGAGACAACGGAAGCAATTAGGCGAAACAATAAAGAAGCTACCAAGTTTATCTTAATGCGAAACATTGCTATTGACTTTGAAGGGGACGCGGCAAAGCTAAATTTAACTTTAGCAATACAGCATCGCATGTTGGCGCAATTAAGCCTGGACAGAAGAAACATTGCACAGTCTGCCAATGACGAAGCAAAGGCAACCAGAGACGCAACATCAGCCGCCGAGGGACTAGCTTTTATTTCAAAAGAAGCAAAGGATGCCTGGATTAAAGAAATGGCGCGTAGAAACAGACCTTCAGGTGGGGGTGGCGCAAGTAGGGCTGGGCGTGGTGGTGGCGCGGCAACTGGAATGCCAATATGGGGTGACACATCGATTGGTGCGATTGACCAGAGCCTAGCACTTGCAGGCAGCGCCGCTGGAACAGCAGAACAGTTAGCCCTGGTTGACGAATCAGTCAGTGGCGTAGCAGCAGAGCTTGACCGAATGGCAAACGAGCAAATAGTCGCATTCTCCGACAAATGGGTAGGCTCAATGGTAACGATGGCAGACGTAACCAGATCGACTCTAGGGGCCGCTGTTTCAGGTGTCGGTAACACTTTGGCGAATACCATTGTTGACGGAACTGCCGATTGGGAAGCAATGGGCAAAGCAGTCTTGAAAACATTTATTTCAATGACTGTACAGCTATTAATCATGCTTCCTATCATCCTCGCAATTCGGTCTGCGATGGCAGCAATATCATTCGGTACAAGTGAAGCGGCTGGAGCCGGGTCAACTGGAATAGCCAAGCTTTTAGGACTCGGAAAAAAAGGTGGAATGGCGCAAGACCTTCCAAGCTTCGCGGCGGGTGGTTATACCGGTGGCGTTTCTGATAATCAGGCTTTTCCAGCGATTTTACACGGTAACGAAATGGTAATTGATGCCCAAGATACAAGGCGAAACTTTGGCGCGTTGCAAGCTATTCGCGCCGGAGGAACCGTTGGAAGGGGTATCTCTTTAGGTGATCCAGGCGACGATGCAAGGGCGGGCGATGTAACGAATATAAGCATTTCCCTAAGCGCCTTTGACGCAACCGACCTTGAATCGGCTGTCATAGAAAGAATAGTTCCGATAATTGAAAACCTCGGAGATCGTCACGCTACCCGAATTGCAGTAAACACGTAGGAGACAACAGTGGCAAAATTCAACTCCCTTAAATTCTGGCAAAAAGCAGTACTCATATTGACAGCGTTTTCTATTGTTGCGGGTGGAATGTGGACGGTAATGGGGGTAAGAATTAATCCGGTGGAAGCTGCTTTAAGGGCACAATGCGAGTTGTCCAAAGTGAGAGAGAAAAGCACTAAATACTGGATGGAAAAAGTTGATGATCGCTTTGACAGAGTGGAACGTAAAATTGACAAACTTTTGGAGAGAAATTAAATGACGATGTATCCATACAAACATTTGTTTGATAAGGTTGTAACCGTCGCGGGCCTTGGTGATTACACCTCTTTGGCAACCGCCGCCGCAAGCGATATTTTAGGTACTTCGACTACTCAATTTGATATCACAAACCCGGCTGGAAGTACTGCCAGATACACCTATGATGGAACCGGGACCGACCCCGGAATAACGGCTTTGACTGTACAGCTTTATAAGCGGATTAACATCGATGCTCAAAACTTCAACGCTGCAAATAACAGTATGTTTTATGTGACCGGATCAGGGGATGATTATTTTGAAGTTACGAACGCCGCCGTGGTTCCCGAAGCCAATGTAACAATCGGAACCGGAGTAATAAATCTTTGCTCTAGCTTCCTTACTTATGGAACATTGACTGAAACATTAGACTTTGAACCTTTAAGCGGCCAAAAGTTTACCCATAACGATACCGTTCTTGATTTTGCTACTGGCAAAGGGCTTATCATGGACGAAAAAACCGACGTGCAAATGAAGGGGCGTTTGCAGATTAATTCGGATGGAATCATCGCTTATGATTATGCAATTGCGCTGCTGTATGGTTATTCAAACTGCAACTTAGGCCAATGTCAAATAATCGCAAATCCTGATTATTCACTTGTTGGCGCAAATGACGTAAAAATGTTTTGGCTTGCCGGGTACTTTAGTTCTTATGATTTATATGGAACCGATATCGATATCGACGTAACGCTTGGTGGAAACACAGCCGCCGCTATTCACTGCACCACTTTGCAAAATTGTAAAGTTAATGCGCTTATGCGAAACATAACAGGGGCCGCGCCATCAATACTTCTAGGGCTAATGACTGAGGCAGGGGTTGACAAAAACAGGTTTGACATTTGCTTTCAATGCATCAATACAACCACTGGCAACCTTGGCGAGGGGGCAGAGTTTATAGCGGGCGCCAACAGAAACGAAGTACACGGCGTAATTTATAGCACTGATTCTGGAATTGAATTAACCGACGCTGGCACAAATAACAATACAACGGGGCTGGTAATAACATGAAAAAAGTCATTTATGATAAAGATGGAAATATCAAAGCCATTTGCAAAAGTGAAGGCTGTTTTATTAAATCAGGCCGCAAGGCTTACGATCTTGATGACGAAGGAAACGAGCGGCTAACTTTGGCAATGTCATTTGGAAACGAGCTTGACGGAATTGACATTGACGAAGCTGATTTACCTAAAAACGTCGAAACAGAAAAAGACAAATACAAAGTCGACAAAGATAAGAAAATCAAATTGAAAGATGCTAAATAATGGCACTGACTCAATACACTGTTGGCGAAAATCTGCTTGATGACGGCACCTATGTTTTGCCCACCGGCAGAGGATGGGGCCGTGCTTTAATTGGCGATGGTGAAGCCTTTGTCTTTTTCCGTCAAGATACGAATGGCAAGATTACCATTATTAATTCCATCAATTTTGCGACTAGTGATCTTGACGGGTGGTCTTGCATTTATGACAGCGGTGTGTCAGGTACGATTAAAAATAGACTCGGCATCGACAATGATTTGTTAATGGAATTCTATCTAGGCGACGGGGCGGATACCTTAGCCGACGACGGAACCGAGAAATTGCCAACGGGACCATTTATCGGCATTACCGCTATGGTAGGGGACGACGATCATTTCTTGCATGGGTACAAACGAGCAAATAACAGACCAACCATTGTAACTGCAACGGCAAATATTGGCGACCCTGGAACGTTGGGAACAAATGACCCTGATGACCATTTTAATATTAAAACCGTCGGCGGTCCCAGCCTTGACCCTGTTTTGAAAAATCGCCTTGGATCTGTTCAAGTCCTTGAATATTTCCCTAATGAGTCGTTTACAACGTCTATCGGCACTCCAGCGGCTCATACGGTTACAGGGCCGGGCTGGTTTAAGGTCGGGATCGTTGGCAATATGGCCGTTGGCCACGGCTACGCAGAGGGATTTTATAATGCAGCGGGTGACATAACCTGGATTTCCAGCGATGCGAATATAATCGAAGGGGCAACTTCGGGATTTCTTCGGATTTATACCAGTGCGGCGGGTGAGATTTCGATAATCAATAACACGACCAGCACGATACCGCTAATTTATTATCAGTTTATTGAAGCGGCGGCTTTGGCGATTAGTGACACGTCTGTTTCAACCGACCCCTGGATTGATGACCTAACTAAGCTTAATGTAGGAATCGGCTTTACCCGCAACCCCGGCGGTACATGGGGATATTGTACCTTAGATCGAAGGGTAAACGGCGGGGCTTGGCATTTCCTCAAAGACGATGGAACATGGGCAGTGACAGGATCAAAATGGGAATTCGACGCGGCAACTTCGACAGGTGAATTATCATGGACCGATGTGGACGTTTCAGATTCAAAATACGAATATCGCTGTAAACAGGTAACGTCCGGTGGCATTGAGTCTGTAGGATTGCAGACAGAAGAATTCGTTGACGAACCAAAAATGGCAATCGCAATACAAGGAACCGGGACAACTACGATAAGAGCTATCCAAGTTGCTATTGACGGCAACTCAGGGGATGACTCGGGAAACGAACAAGGCAAGGTTTACAAATTCCTGCTTTATGCAGCGGATGAACCAGCGGCTAATGGAATAGAATACCTTGTCAGAGCCTCAGACTTGCCCGTAACGGTTTCTTTTTATATCAACACAGCCGAGGGGCGAAAGACGATAAATTGCTACGGCTACGATAAGGCGGGGCAAGCAGGGACGCTCGTAACCGATACGGTTATAATGGCTTTGACAACTCCAACAGAAACAGCCGCTAATCTCGGCAAGATCATGTTTGGATATAATGCCATTTCGGACCAAGGCGCAACTCCGCTTTCAAGCTCCAATCTTTCAGGCTTTGTAACAAATAACGTGAGAGACCAAAGGCCGGGTGTCGTTTGGCTTGGCGAATCAATAGACGATGTAAGCGGCGGGCTATCTGCAAACTACCACGTTTGGTTTGATCTAGTTGGCGTGAAAACCATAGATATTTTCTACCTCGTAAACCATAATTTAAACTCGGCTCTTTTGACGGGCGCGGTCTTTTATCTTTGCGCTACAAATGTGGACCCGTCTGGGTGGTACTCTGTAGACTGGTTATCAACAGCGGCTTATAAAGTTGAACTAACCAACGCATTAGGGCGGCAAACTATTGTACATCGTCCCGAAGTGTCTTACAGGTATTGGGCTGTAGTAACTACTGTTACAGTA